TCAAGGCTATGGAAGTTGAAGGTTATGAGCACAGAACTGGAGTTAAGAGGCCTACTCTAAAATCTAAAGGTAAAACTGTGTGCTTTATGCTTGAAGGGGTCAAACCCTCTGAAGTAAATCAAAACCAAGATACTTACAGAGATGTACTTAAAACTATGAGGAGCAAAGTTTAGTGTCTACGTGTGTAGAGAAACTCCCATGTAAGGATTGTGGGAGTTCCGACTCGATACAAACTTACTTAAATGTTGATGATGCGCTTGGTATGGAATGGTACACAAGTTTCTGTCATGGAGAATGTTGGGAACAGAAGGGAGATCCCTACACAAGCGCACCAGCACCAAAGGTACATGTAAAATCAGCTCAAGAAATTAAGGAAGAGCTGGATGATATTGTATCATGTAAACTATTCGACAAGAAATTCAGGATGATACCTGGAAAGTACTATGAAAAGTTCAGGTGCAGGTTATTACTAAGTGAGTTTGATGGCAAAACTCCTTATGCAATAGGATTTCCAATGACTTACAAAGATAATTTGATAGGTTGGAAGTGCAGACCACTGAAGAAGAAAGAGTTTTATGGCATTGGGAAAACTTCTGGTGCAGATCCATTTGGATTCCATAGAGCTATGAAGATTGGTGGGAAATCCCTGTGGATAACTGAAGGGGAATTCGATGCTATTGCTTTAGAGTATTGTTTATGTGTTGCAGGTGGTGGTAGTGATTATCCCGTAGTGTCATTGACACATGGTGGTGGCAGTATCGCTAAAAATTTAAATGGAATTAAGGACAGGATTGCAGAATTTGATAACATAGTATTTGTGTTGGATGACGATATAGTTGGTAGGCAAGCAGAAGAAGTAGCAAAGGAGTTACTTGGCAACAGAGCTTACTTTATTAGAAAGCCAGATGGGTGTAAAGATGCAAATGATGCAGTAAAGTTCGATGAAGTTCTTATGATGGGAAGGTTAGCCCTGGGAATGATAAAATGAAGAATCGAGAACGAGATCTACAAGAGGAAGTAGTAGATGTTTATGTAAATGTGAAAGAAGTTAGCAACACACCAGATCGGGGTGATTACGAAATGGATGACTTTGATGATTGGTGTGCTGCTATGGAAGAGGAAGGCGTTTTAGTCTATTTAGGAACCTAGGAGAAACTATGAGAGTTTTCACAGCTGATGTTGAGGCTGATGATTTGTTGGAAGATGCCACTAAATTATGGTGTGCATCTGCAACAGAGTTATCAGCAGAAGATTATACCACAGAGATAAAGAGTTTTACTCTAACTGATGATAAAAATATAGCTAAGTTGTTCGGAGATCCTGAACACATACTGATTATGCACAATGGAATTAGCTATGATGGTCCAGTTGTTAGTAAAATCTTAGGTATAGATGTAAAAGCAGAGATAGTAGATACACTTTACCTAAGTTGGTACTTGTATCCTAAGATGTTACGTCACGGACTTGAGAAGTGGGGTGAAGAGTTAGGACATGCTAAGTATGCAATTAGCGATTGGGAGAATCTAAGTCTTGATGAGTACATAAGACGTTGTGAAGATGATGTTGTGATTCAAACTATGTTGTGGCAACAAATCTATCAGCATCTTGTACTATTGTATAAGGACAACAAGCAGATTTGGCATGCTATAAGACACTTAAATTTTAAAGCTAAGTGTGCAGCAATGCAAGAAGATGCAAAATGGAAGTTAGACGTTAACGCAGCGGTACTTGCAAGTCAAGATTTTACTAACAAGTTTGATGAGGCGAAGTTAGCACTTGAAGAACGCATGCCTAAGGTTCCAGTTTACACTAAGAAGACTCGACCAAAGAAATGTTACAAGGCTAATGGGGAAGTTAGCGCACTCGGTGCTAAGTGGGGTGCTGTAGTAGAGGAACATGTAAATATTGAGAACTACATGTACGGTGACCCTATAAGTTATGACCATGAAGTTAAGTATGTATCAAGTTACAAAGAGCCAAATGCAGGTTCGTCCTCACAACTTAAGGATTGGTTGTACAAGTTAGGGTGGGAGCCAGAGTCATTTAAACATTTGAGGGATAAAGAAACTAATAAGGTTCGTAAGATACCTCAAATAAAGAACCAAGATACAGAAGAACTCTGTAACTCCATTGAGAAGCTCATAAGTAAGGAACCAGCACTTGCCTACTTACGAGAAATGTCTGTAGTTAAGCATCGACTAGGTGTTGTAAATGGATTTCTTAAGAACGCAGATGTAAATGACTATGTAGTAGCTGGAGTTCAAGGACTTACAAATACTTTACGTTTCAAGCATCGAGTTTGTGTGAACTTACCGAGTGTTCGCAAACCTTATGGAAAATTAATCCGTAGTTTGTTAACATCATCATCAAGTAACACAGAGTTATGTGGATCTGACATGTCAAGTTTGGAAGATAGAACCAAGCAACACTACATGTGGAAGCATGATCCTACTTACGTAAAAGAAATGCAAGTACCAGGATTCGATCCGCATCTTGACATGGCTGTGGCAGCTAACTTGTTAACTCAAGCAGATGTTAAGTTCTATAAGAGCTTTGATGAAGATGCTCCAGATAATACTGAAGTTATGTTTGCTAAGCATAAGAAGATCTCACTTGTAAGACATGCAGGTAAAGGTACTAACTATGCTGCAACTTATGGAGCTACTGGACCAACAATTGCCCGAGCTGCTGGAGTATCAGAAGCAGTGGGAGATGTTTTGCACAAAGCATATTGGGAACGTAATTGGGCATTGACCGCAATTGCAGAAGAATGTGTTGTGAAAACTTCTAGAGGCATGAAGTGGTTATGGAATCCTATTGCTAAAATGTGGATGTTCCTTAAAGCTGACAAAGATAAGTTCTCAACTCTAAACCAGAGTACAGGTACTTATGCATTTGACAGATGGGTTTATCATATACTGAAACGTAGGCCACAACTTACAGCCCAGTTTCATGATGAAGTGATATTAGAACTTTCAAAAGGTCATCGAGATAAAATGACTAAGATTTTGAAAGATGCTATTAAAGATGTTAACGAAGAATTAAAACTTAATCGAAATCTAGACTGTGATGTAGATTTCGGACAAACCTATGCGGAGATACACTAATGAAATTCCACGAAGCAATTGAACGACTGAGCCAAGAATACCCAGTACTAATGGAATGTATTGATGAAGATATATTTACACTAGACAATGATCGTTTTGCAATAGCGAAAGCTTATGAAGATGGTGCAGACTATGTTCAAAACTACTATGACGAATTTGAAGTTCGTACAATGTCTGCTGAATATTGGGAAGTAGTTATGCAACTTGAGATCTGGGACAAAGAAGTTGAAGTACCAGAAGATTTCCTAGATCCAACTGAACCTTCAGCACTAGGTATGCAAGAAGGTGGAAGTCACTATAAAGATCTAGGTATTCAGCCAATTGAATATATTATTGAAAATAACCTAGACTTTATACAAGGTAATATGATAAAGTACGCTACTCGACACAAGGATAAGGGTGGAAAAGAAGACTTGCTAAAAGTCATCCACTATGCTAACCTTGCAATCGAACTCCAATATGGAGAAGACCTTTGTGAATGTTGAGTACATTGATCACATGGGAACAGATCGGTCAGTAGTTGCTGCTGCCCGAGTTTCCTTTGCGAACGCTAATGATGAAGAAAGAACAGAGGAACAAGATGCTAAGTTAATCAAGTACTTAGCTAAGCATCACCACTGGACACCTTTCGCACATACTTCATTGACACTAAGAATGTCAGCACCTTTACCTATTCGTACTCAATGCTTCAAGCATAAGTCTGGATTTGTAGAGAATGAAGAATCACGACGATATATTAGTTCAAAACCTACTTACTATGTGCCTCAGAATTGGAGACACAGTGTTGATAATAAGAAACAAGGTTCTGGAGCAGAATTTGAAGCTTTTGAAGACTTTGTAGAAGATACATTTTATTATGAACACATGAACAACTGCATAGAAATGTATGAAGATGCATTAGATCGTGGAGTTTGTGAAGAGCAAGCGAGGTTCTATTTACCGCAAGGTTGTATTGTAAACTGGTATTGGACAGGATCAATAGCTGCATTTGCTAGGTTCTTTAATCAAAGAACTGATACGCATGCACAATATGAAATTCAGTTATTAGCGGAAATGGTTGGTGATATCATCCAGCCATTGTACCCAATTTCATGGAAAGAACTTACAACAAAATAACCATTAAACATTAGGAGTAATAATGGAAAAAGTATACGGCCCTAAAACAAAAGTAGCACAGGATATTCACGCACTTAAGTATCGTACTGAAGGAGAAAGTTTCTACGAAGCACAAATTCGCTTTGCACAAACTCTTGCTGATGATACGGAACACTTCCATAAGTTAAAAGAAATCCTGTTAAATCAATCGTTTATGGGTGGAGGCCGGACTCAGCTAGCTATTGGTAGTCCAACAATGACTACTGCATTTAACTGTTTTGTATCAGAAACTATTGAAGATAGCTTTGATAGTATAATGGATCGAGTCAAAGAAGCTGGACAAACTATGCGAAAAGGTGGAGGAATTGGTTATGATTTCTCACCTATTCGACCACGAGGTACACTAATCAAGTCACTAGGTTCAAATTCTAGTGGTCCGATTAGTTTCATGAAGATTTATGATAGTACTTGTAAAACTGTAAGCTCTGCTGGTCATCGTCGAGGTGCACAAATGGGTGTACTTCGTGTAGATCACCCAGATATTGAGGAATTTATCCTAGCCAAGCAGAATAAAACTGAACTCACAGCTTTCAACATCTCAATTGGTGTTACTGATGAGTTTATGCGAGCTGTCAAGAACAAAACATCATTCGATTTGGTGTTTGAAGGCACTGTTCATAAGACAGTAGATGCTTGTGCGCTATGGGAAATGATCATGCGTAGTACTTGGGACTGGGCTGAGCCTGGTGTACTATTTATTGATCGAATCAATGATGGCAACAACTTGTATTATTGTGAAACTATTGCAGCAACAAATCCATGTGGGGAACAACCGTTACCACCACACGGTGCATGCTTACTAGGTTCTTGGAACTTAACTAAGTACATCGACTTTGATGATGCAGGTACACGTAGCTTTAACTTTGCACAATTACTACAAGATATTCCAGTAGTTGTACGAGCTATGGATAATATTCATGACAATACAATCTTCCCACTAGAAGCTCAAGCTTTGGAAAGTGCTGACAAGCGTCGAATGGGTTTAGGTGTTACTGGCCTAGCAAACGCTATTGAAGCATTAGGTTTCCCTTATGGATCTGAGAAATTCTTAGCAACAGCTGAAGATATTTTCAAGTTAATTCGTAATGAGACTTACCGAGCATCTGTAGCTCTAGCTAAAGAGAAAGGTGCTTTCCCACTATATACTGAGGAGTATTTAGATGCCGAATTCATTCAAACTCTGCCAGAAGAAATTGTTGAAGGAATCCGATCTCACGGAATTCGTAATTCTCACTTACTTTCAATGGCACCTACAGGTACAATATCCTTTACTGCTGATAATATCAGTGGTGGGATTGAACCAATATTCAGCTTAGGACTTATTCGTACTATTCAAACTGAAGATGGTCCAATCAAAGAGGATGTTCGTGACTATGCATTCCGTACTTGGGATGTTCGAGGTAAGCCAGCAGGTGAATGTAATGCAAAAGAACACTTATCTGTGTTAGCACTTGCAACTAAGTATGTTGATAGCTCAGTTAGTAAAACTATCAATGTAAATCCTGATATGGAATGGGAAGATTTCAAAGCA